CAAGGCGACTCTATTTAGTAATTATCGAAATGTAGAAGTTTAAAGAATTGATACTGGTAATCATAATATGGGTAAATTATTTAAACAAGAAGATATAGTAATAGATGAACCAACAATCGTTGAACGACCAATTGTCAAAGAACAAACAATAAAAATGATTGATGATGATTCAACTCATCATTATGAAGATGGTGTTAAAATCATCACCAGTAAAAAAAATCCAGATATAAAACCTATTTTAAGGTATATGCGTAGTCGTATTAATACATTTCATATACAAGTAATAATGATGAAAAAATCGAATACTCAACAACAGATATCAAAATGGTTCAATGGAAAAGCCGATGCTGGAAATCCTAAAGATATATTAGACACTTATAAAGAAATAACAAAATTTTGTCGATTAAGTGATGAACTATACAAACAATGTATTGAAGGTGCTATTAAACATATACATCAAGCATTTGATATATATATGAATAATTTTGAAAACAAAAAATTAGATTTAAGAAAACGCTAACTTTATAGATTGAATACTGAAATGACTCCATTTTCAAGTCGAGCCGATCGCATATATTCGCAGTAGTTTCTCATTATCGAAACATCGGTATGTTTTAAACCATCGGCTGCTTTTACATGAAGTTCAATACCACGCTGGCCCACACGGCCACCAGATAGTCGAGTACATAAGAAGAAAAACTCGCCTTGAATATCATCACTCAATGTTTTACCTTCGAATGTATTTGTCTGTGTTGCGGCGGCGGCGAATCCATTACCCTGCGATGAATAAGCAGAACGATTGATGAATACAATCCCTTCCGCCTGTTGCAGTAGAGTATATAGTCTTGCTGTATTACTTACATTGCTACTAAATTCGAATTTATCATTATATCTTAAATTATATTCTATAGGCCCAGTAATTTTCTTTGTTCCATCAAGAACCGTAGACATTGCGGCCGTATCCATAAGTAGATCATCTTCGCCAGTATCATCTGCACTTCTACCAAACATAGTAATTACTTTACTTACAAGTCGAGAAGCCATACCGATATTTCTTACAGTATCACTTTGAATGGAAGTATTTGATACAGTGGTTGTAATCGAGCGATAATCAACAAATGAGAAATCTAATTGTTTATTTTGATTCGCCCATGATTCCATTTCATCGCCTGAACCATAGTAAATATAATCTGCACAGAATTTAACTTCATTCTGGTCTAATACTTGAGTAACATCAGTTCCACCAGTTCCAGTATGAACTAAACGATGATTTGTAGGTGGGTAAAGAGTTAGTTCAATTGTTACTGGCTCAACCATAGTGAAAAGCGGAAGTTGATGAACTTTAAGGAAAGGGAATAGATCGCTTAAGTCCACAGCATACGATGGGGCTTCTGCTTGAGCCGCACCTTCCAAAACAGCGAAGGGCATTTGTAAATTGTCTAAATCGGTTGTCGTTAAATCTGCTTGAATAGTTAAATCAGGATCTCGACCCACTTCCATAGATAATCCTTTAGCAGGACAACCAATAGCACCACCATTCGCTCGATTAACTGCGAAATTCAAACATCTCCCAGTTGTATATAATTCTCTTTCTTTCATATTTTCATTACTGATTTTAGTCGAATGGAATGCATGAAGCTTATCCCAATCGCTAATTTCATTCAGTACTTTATTTCCAATTTTTAAAACTGCTTTTTTAATTAATTTACCAACTCCAACATTAGGTGGATATATCGCTCGACCTGTAGTTGAATGTGGTTTAACCGATAAAAAAATTTTTGAATGACTATGAAGGAATCCTTTGGATTGAAGGTTAAATCGTATGAATCCATCCACACTACTTCCAGCACCATCGTTGAATATGACAGGCTCGAGTAGGTCCGTTTCGATTTCTTGTAGGTAGTTAACAGGAACAGAACCTAATCTCATAAAGTTAGGAACTGTAGGGGCATATTTTTGAACTACAGCAGAAGCATCATCTCGCATAGCATCAGGAGCATCAGCAGGTTTTGTACTCATATTTATATTACTTGTTTATATTAATTTTTTATAATATAAATACTAAAAATAAAATGTATAGAAAAAAAAATTTACTCTAATTGATAAAATCCATCTTTCGATTTCACAACTGAAATCTTTTCCATTGGTAGATCATCCAGTTCATCATCTGTTGATTGTTCTCCTTCAACATCATACTCATATATTTTTTTTAATTCGAAATATAATTCTTTAATAAAATCATACATTTCATCATTTTTATTTTTTAAAAGATATTGTTTAAGAAACATATTGATGATTTCAGGTTTATCTAAATTCTCCATTTATATATTATCATATATATTTTTTATTGCAAAAGTTGCACGCCATTTTGATTCCATACAAGAACCGCCCTGCTCTTTATATAGATAAACACCGATTGTGGACTATCATCCGTTAGATCACTCTCAAGAGATAAGCCCCACTGTTGCCTTGAAAAATCCTGTCCTGTATTAAACTGGCTGTATTTTTGTCCTATGCCGAACAAAGCACCACCCCCACGCATATTCATGTATCGATCCGCATCACCAGCAGTAGTCGACATATTGTATGAGCGAGTATTGTTTTCACTGGATACAGAAGTTCTATCTGTAAGATAATCAGGGATGACACTATCAACAAACGATTTCAATAGTTGTGGATCAACAACAACAGTATTTCTATCTTTATCAATATTGGTTACAATATCATATTCACAAGGATATTTAACACCACCACGAAGCCATTGAACTCGTTTTAGGTGGGCGAGTGTTCCATCACTCTTTGAAGGATAAGTTGTCGCCATTCCATTTTCAGTTAGTGTATTGATATTTTTAGAAGGGCAGAAATTTAGAAACACACTTTGAACTTGTTTTAATCCAAGAGCAAACTGTAATTGAGCGTTTGTAGAATTAATCGAAGTATATAGAGATGTAATCGTATTAAATTCTAATTGTCCGCTTGTTTCTTTTGACATAGCCATCGCTTGATCGGCTGGAATATCAGCAATTTCACAAGTTAGTTCTAAATCTTTGAGACGGTAATGAGCGTCAGCAATGTTTGTGCTTACTCCTACTGGATTAAATAGAGCATTAGCATCTGGTGACAGGTGAATCTCAATCTGTATCCCCCCAAAAGATGTCTCCATTAGATTTATCGTATTCGAAGACATTAGGAATCCACATGGAAGACTACAACTGAAACTTTTTTTGACTTCATCTGCCGTTACAGTGGCTTGATTCGCAACAACCGTATCGAAGAATACATCAGGGTCAGGCATAATTAAGGCACTTTCCGCAAGATGACCGAGTAAATCTTGTTTTGAACTACCAAGTCCAAGATAGGTACTCATGTATCTTGGGTAGTGTCTTATATGTTCGCAGATCTGTTTGGATTTATTATGACGAACCACTAATTGATCCATTACATTGTAAATACCAAGTCGATTATCCATTGTTACTTTAGCGTTATCAGCCAGAGCATCACTTACTGGGGTTGGAGTGGCCGCATTGTCACTGAATACTTGTAAATTACCATTGATACGAATACTTCTGGGATCTAAAATACCAGATTGAGATTGTATAGTGAATGATAGAACTGGAAATCCATTTTTGAACGATATTAAACCATCACTTGGAATGTTATCAGGACGAATCGAAATATACCTTGATGTCATTATTATTTATAATAATAATAATATAAAAAACAAAAATTAAAAATAAATAAAAAATTATGATTTCACAACTGAAATATCACAACTGAAATAATATCATTTGTTTGGCTCTTCGTTGTTGTTTTTCAACAATATATTGTTCGTATTTTACTAATGGTTCTTTATTTACGTCTACTGGATGGTAATGATAAATTTTATCAAGTGTTCTTTGTTTCCAATTATTTCTTGATGGATCACGCATGAATTTATATCCATTTGTCATAAATACATATTTATTATCATTTAACAATTGATCGACCACTTTTATGATATCTTTGTCTTCCCAATGTTGAACGACATCTTTTAATATTACTAAATCATAATCTTTTACTGGATCGAGACTAACGTCTCTTTTTTCGAATGATATATTATCCGTATGATAAAGTATAATATTATTGTTTATCACTGATTCAACACAATCAATCCCATGATAGTTAACATTCGACCAATCAAAAGTTTTAGAAAATTCCCAATCACCACAGCCTACATCACATATAGATTTTATATTATAACGATTAATGATGTTTGATAACAATGATAAATAGTATCGTGTATCTGGAGATAAACTGCTTCCAGAACCAGAACAACCCTTTCCATTTTTTTTACCCCACTTACCAGTATTGTAAATTCTTGTAAATTTATGTTCCATTTATATTATACATATATATTTATTGGATTACTTCTACAGCACCAGAACCACGCATAACAAGCTTCCTTACATGAAATACAAATGAATTAATCATCTTGGGTTTGGTAGGAGCAGATGCTTCTTCATATTTTAGAATTACTGATAGATCTTTTCCGCGTAGGTCCATAGCACCATTTCCAATTGCAAAACCGCGACCCAATATCCAATTGTCAAGATATTTCACGAAAGAGCGTGGAACAATACCAGCATTGTCAAGTGATTTCTCATCTTCAAAAATCTTGAATGCATCAATACTATTTCTTGTCGCACATTTTTTCGTCGATATAGGCCTTGAAGGAACAAGCTTCCCATTTATCATGTATTGAACGCTTGAGAGAAAGTCGCATACTCCTGTATATCCAGAACGATTACTATTACAATTAATATCTGCTTCATTATCAGCGATGGAATATGTACCAGATGCGGATACTAACTGGGCGGAAGTGTAAATAGTCGAATCTGTGGGCGATACAATAATTGATTTCGCTCTACTGTTCTGGGCGTGGACTTGGAAAGTTGTTTGTCGATCGCTTGCGAGTAAAGAGTTCTTATAAGTTGTTACTGAATGAATATCGAATTCTACTGCTTTACCTTCTCTAATCTTCGCCATCATACCCTGCTCGAATTTAGGATCAAGTTCAACTTGATGAACGACAAGATTTACATTAGATACTTCATAAGTAGCATCATAAGAAGTTTCACCAGCCGCCGATAAACTTACAATCCGCCAATTATTGTCAATATCAGCATCTGTATCATCTCCATCTAAACTATTTTGAGTTACTTCATTAATAGTTACTTCAATGAGATCATTTGAAGAAGCACTAATAGCGGATATTTTCGCTTCTGCGGTTAATACGGCTAAAGGACCAGCAGTATCATCACTGGATAATCTAAATGAAATACGCTCACCTACAACAAAAGGGAACGCATGAAGAGCATCACTGCCCCCACCAAAATTCCCATCTTGATTGACAAGGTCTACATAAAATGTAGATTGAGCTGCTCCAAAGGCCCAAGCACTGGGAGCATCTAATGAACCATTAATCGAGTGGAATCTTGGATTCAATTGAAGTTTTCTATCAGGAACAACCGTATCTAATTGTTTAATAACTCTTGATGCTGGTTGTAAATCCCACTCTATATATAAACCATTTGACATCATCACTGGGTATATCTTCCCAGAAAATACTCCGCTATGAAGGGGGACACAACATTTAACAGTTGTGAAATCAGCACTTGTAAAAGTCGAAGATTTTCCAGCACCTTCAGGGAAATAAGGATTTGTAAAAGTATCTGTATATTCACTTCGAATATTTCCTTCCGTTCCACAATTACGAGCCGACCAAGCAGTCCCCCCTTCTTGTAATGCTCGTAGATTTCGTGCACTATCATCTGTATCATAATCATATTTTAATGCTACTAATTGAGAATATTCATTGATTTCTTCAATAAGATTCCCACGCGACCCATCATAGATACGCATATTTTTGAGTAGAATACCACCCCCAGCGTGATCGAGCTGTAAAAGGGTAGGATCTTTACCAGATGGAAGAGATAGTTTTAAATCAAACTGTAGGAATGATTTTTTACCATCCATAAATTTAACTGTAGGGGGAACAGATAAAGATATCTTTCCACCCCCAGAATAAGCCAATCCATTTTCCGCAGGAATTTCAACTTTCGATTCACCTACTTGTACTACATTATCAGCGGACCAATAAGAACTCATATTTATATTATAAATAATATATTTATTTTATGATAAATATAATAAAAAAAACAATAAATATATATGGATGATATCGATTGTTATATAATTGTATTAGGTTTATTATACATGTTTGGATACATTAAACTATTGATATTATTTCACTTGTGATATTTCAGTTGTGAAATAATGATTGTTTAATACATATTTCAATTGTTTGATTTCATCTTCTGTTAAACATTCGATTAAATTTTCTTTGAATTTTTGTTTATCAATTGTATTATCATCGTGTACTAAACATATCATAACTCGATTGATATCACTGATATGAACTAATTTATTTGTCATACCTGATAAAAAATTACCACCTTCTGCACGACTACTATCACTAAATTTATTTGTTGTTTTGAACCATTTTCTATCAAAAAATAATGTTGCTTCATGGATCAATTCGATTGTATTGTTACAATCAATCGCACACATCTTGAAGTTGTCTCGAACATAACTAAATATCATTTTATCACTTCCTACACATTTAACTCGATTCTTTTTCAACAAATTGTAATTATACATTATACAATCTGGGCGATAAATGTCATCTGTATCCATAAATTGAATGTAAGGAGTTGTAGCCGTTTTAACTAATCGATTTCTTTTAGCACCTATACTTGATCGTTTGTCATACACATTATAAATTAATTTTATAGGATGCAATGCAGATTTCAGTTGTGAAATATCCCACGGAAAAAATGGTTCATCACTTTTACATTCATCGATGATTACAGTCAACTTGTCGTGTGGATAACTTTGTGTTTTAATGTTATAAAAAGTTAAATCGAAAAATTGGCTTCGTTTATATGTTGGAATCAAAATACTAACTTCTGGAAGATTCATTATATTTAATCGTATATTTTATTTTTCTAATATATACTATACAATGCCTATTTTAATTAAAGTAGAACCATCAAAAAAACCTAATAAGAAGTATAATGCAGTATTTCGAATGCCTGAAAATAAATTTAAAACGGTATCTTTTGGATCGCCTACGATGGAAGATTACTTACAACATAAAGATATAGAAAGAAGAGAACGATACTTGAAACGCCATGAAAAAGATTTACGAACCGATGATCCATTGAGACCTGGATACTTATCTTATTATTACAGTTGGAGTGGGTTTCAACAAGAAGGAAAACCTACTACAAACAAAAAAAAATTGATACAGATGTATAATTCAAAGTTTTTTAAAAAGTAATTACCAGAACCATCCTTGCGAAACAATAACTGGTTCATTTTCTGTTTTTTCGACTTGATGATCGGCGTCTACTTTTGTTTTAACTTCTTCCATTATTTTTCTTGTAAAAAGATCTAATTTAATTTTTGATATATCGTGCTTTATATCTTTAACATCGATTTTTAGACTTTTTAAATCATCTAATATTTGATTTAACAATTCCCCATTTTTCACTTTGATATTTGACATGATATAATATAAAGTAGATTAAAATACAAAATTCAAAATAAATAGATGATTTTATTTATCCAGAAACTCTCGCCGTGGCTACTGGGGCTGCTTCTGGAGCGATAACTTGACCTTGAACTGATTGCTGTTGCTGTTGGGTTGCCTGTTGTGCTTGTTGTGTTGCTTGACTTTTTTTCTCGCTTCCTTCAACGGCTTCACCAATTGCATCTAAACCGCCACCGATTAAATCTAAAAATCCGCCAAGTAATTCTGCTGGTGGGAAGGCTGCCCCAGCGATATCACTAATAGCTCCGCCTATGTTTACTACATTAGCTGCCTTTTCCCACCCATTATCTCCTGCGATTTTACCTGCTTTAATATCTTCATATATATCTAATCCACCTGTGGCCGCAGCTCCTAATGCTCCTGCCCCCTTTCCTACTTTTTCAATGGCTTCATCACTTAATCCAGTGGCTGCTTTTAATCCATCGTGAATCATAGATCCAGATTTACCAGCCCCATCTTCTCCAACTGTGGCTGTTTCATGATCGACTGCCGTTGGGGCTGGATCACTACTGCCTTGTGCTGGTGTACCTTCTGGGGCTGGAGTTTCTGGTGGTGAGTTGGTTGTGTTTTCCGGTTGGGTGACTCGTTGTGGTTCTGCCGTTGCTTCTGGGGCGACTTCAGTATCTGGCGGTTTTACATTTCCAGCGACTTCCCTTAATTGACTCCGTAAATTTTCAGTTTTACTTGCTTGTCGATTTGCCGACCACTGTTGATAATCTTTTAAACCACTATGAAGGGAATGTGCTCCCATTAAATCACCTGCTGCCCCTGCGATTTGTTTTAATGCTTCCCCTTCATTCAATGAACTTTGAGTTTGTTTTAAATTATCTTGTATATCATTAATATTTTTTGCTATTTGAGCGTTATGATTTGCGACTGCTTCATTCATTACAGATTGTTGATGACGACGCATATTACCAGAAGATATATCATTACCATCTTGAACGAATAAATCCATTTATATATTATCTATTATAATAATTTAATTTATGAAAAATTAATATTAAAATATCGATGTAATTCTAACATAAGTAAATATCGTTGATTATCATATCGTTTTCTTTCACTATTACACGACATACATAAAATATGTCTAAATGATCCACTTAAATGACAATGATCGCATGCTTTTGTCGTTTTTCCTTCAAATTTTTTATTACAGCATTCACAATATTCCAATTCAAAATATTTATCAGCTATTTCATTTAATTCTTTTGCTGTATGTTTAAATCCTGATTGTATCCATTTTCTTATTTTTAAAACTTTCTTTTTTTCTAAAGAACAATTTTCTACTTTGTTTTTTTCAAGAATAGATTCTCTATTTTTTTTATGATATTCCCTACATCTTGCTCTTTCTTTTTCTAAATTTTCTTGACGATATTTTTTTTGTCTTTCTAATTTCTTTTCCCTATTTTCTAAATATCGTTTTCTTGCTTTCTGTTTTAAAAGTTCTTTATTTTTTTCACGATATAATTTATTATATTCAGCGTTTTTTTGTTTATCTTTTCTTGGCATATTCTCCAATACTATATTATCTTCTCCAATCTTTAAATATTCTTATTATTCATCGCCTTCACCATTCCATAATAGTTCTGTAAAATTACGATATACTTTAGCTGGATTACTTGAAAGATCTAAATACATAAATTGATATTTTTCTTTATGAACTTCTTTATATAGTTTCATAAAGTTTTCATCGCCACCTACTAACGAGCCGTACTCTTCCATAATTTTAATTAGCTCTTTTTGATTTTGTTGTCTTCCAATTAAAACAGCTTGAGCGTTGTTTCGAATCATACCTGATACAGCCCTAAATGTTTGAGTAGCGATTACATAAAAATCAATGTAATGCCTAAATCGAGTTGAAAAGAAACTAACAGCATTATTCTTGCTAAAATCTTTTGTAAGGACATCATCTAATACTAATGCATAAGTTGGTCGATCTTTTTTTTCTTCATATTTACTTTGTTCTTTTTTTATTTCTTCAATAACTCCATCTTCATAATGATCCATACAATCAAAGTATTCATTTAATATTTTTCCTTTGGTATCGCTTCCCAATGTTGTTGATATTATTTTTACCACATCGAATCGATCTTTGTAAAAATCAGGATTACAAAAGAAGTTAACGAGTAGATTTGATTTCCCACTTCTAACACTTCCAATAATTAAACATAAGGAAGGCATTTGTGGTAAGTGTTCGTGTATTCCATCAAACTTGTCTGTTTCAGTGACATCTTTTACTTGGCGAATTATTGGAGCTGATTTTGGTTTTTCCATTATATATATATGTATATTTTTTTTATTTAACAAACAATACACAATAGATTATTATAGGCATCGTTTAATTCAATGAATTTTCCAGAATCACCGCCTTTGTCTGGGTGGTATTTTAAACATAATTGTCGATATTTTTTTTTTATTTCAGCTTTAGATTTTGGGGGTATTAAATTTAACACTTTCCAGTCATGGGTGATAGATGGTTTAGGTTCTTCTTGAGAAACAGAGTTAGGGATATCTTCTTCAAAAAACATATTTTCCAAGTTGTTAAAGAACATCTTTTCACGCCATTGTTTTTCTGCTCTACGATAAGCCATTCGATCTCGTTCACATTCCATACAACACCATCCAGTACTACTTATATTTTTCCCACGCTTACATTTTCCATATTGTCCGTATTTCCCAGTCGTGTCATAGGGATCATAATCTTCTTCTTCACTATCTAATTCAATATCTGGAAAAAGTTTTTCGAAAATACCCATAATAAAAAACAAACATTATATTTTCACAATTAAAAACAATCAGCATAAATTCCTGCGACATCTCGCCACCCCAATTCTTTTTTAATATTTTCTTTTACAGCATTGTTATATTCTTGAACTTGTTGTTCTTGCTTTTTTTTTTGTTTTCTTGCTTTCCTTAACTTTTCATATTCAACAATTGCATCTAATTGAGCTTGTTTTAAAACTTCTCGATATTGAGTTACATTTTGACTATTCGATTTCACTACTGAAATATTAGATTCTTGTTTGGCTTGCTTTGCTGTCGATTTTGATTTTATTTTTTCTTCAACTTCTTCCATTTCCATATCTCTCTTTTTTTTCATAAGTTCTTTATATTTTGTTTCTTTGTCTCGTTCTTCTTGTTTTTTAACTTTATTTTTATAAGCTTGTGCTCTTGCGTATTTCATTCGTTCTCTCATCTTTTCCTTTTGTTCTTCTGTATAAACTCTTTTTTTTCTTGGTTTTCCATTTTTATTTAATTTAACTGGAGTTGAATTAGTTGGCTCTATGATTTCAGTTTTCAGTTGTGAAATCTGTTCGGTTAATTCATTTATATTATCTTTCTTTATCTTTTTGTTTATAGATTCATCAAATGTAACTTTAGGTTTTGGAGTTGGTATATCATCTTCAATGGCTTCATCGATAATATCTGCTTTTAATTTTACAGCATCACTGTTTGAAAATATTTCATCGTGATCGATCTCTCGTTTCTCTATCATGGGTTTGACTTCTTCTTCTAAATCTTCAACAGTCATAGTTGGTTCATCAGTACATACATAATCATTTTGTTCTTCAACAAAATCTAATCTTAATTCTGCTGGTAATTCCATAGTATATTATACATAATATAATATTTTGATAATAAAAATTATAAATAAAGAAAATCAAATAAAATAATCTAATTAGTTTTATCATAAAACATTAATTTAATTTGGTTTTTGTCTAAAATGTAGGCATACGATTGTTTGTCCTGTTAACTCTTCTACATATTGTTCGTTCGAATATACTAATGATATATCAAAACTATTTACATTTAATTCATTACTGTTATTAAGATCAAGATATATCATATTGTTGGGTTCATAATACATTCGTCCTACTTGAACTTGTCCGTCGAATCTTGGAACATGAGATATAATTGCTGATTGATTACCTTGTAATGCATTGATTGATTGCTGGGTAAAATTATTGAGTTTAACAAATATAGATTTATTAGAAAGCATCTGGGGAATACTGGAAGATGTAAATACTTTTTTCGTGGCTACAGATTCATCGATAATCCAACTATTGGTAGGACTTTCACCAGTAAATCCTAAAAATTCTTCACTGTTTGCTCCACTGCTGGGAGCATATACTTCACTGGGTTTCATAATCAAGAAGTTATCATATTGATCGAATAATCCATCTTCCGTTAATACAGAATATGTAATATAATCGGCTCTTCCTAATGTTGCTTGATCGTTCCACGGTCTTGTTTCTACTTGTTGAGCTTCATCTAAATTGTTACTATTTTCTAAACTATTATACCATGAAGGTTCGGCATTAATTAAATTTTCACCATCAATCGTCCAATCAGCAGGCATATCACAACCGATAAATCCTGATACAGTTAATGTATTTGTTTGTCCTGCGTTAGGAGCATCAACATATAATATAGGAAACATAGTCCAATTAGAAATACATATTGCTTTTAATTGCTCGGCGTTTGTTTGAGCTGAGTCATATTCATAAACTAAATGATGACTATCACCTGCTTTAATTAATTCAATTTTAACGGTTTGTCCTTTTACTGTAAATTTAACACTATGATAGCCGTCTGTATTTGCGTCTAAATCATAATCTTGCGGAACATTACTACCACCCCCTACTAATTCTAATTCACGACTACAGATTAATCCATCATCTCCATCTCCACTATCATAGGGAGTATGATAAACTTTCAATAAATTACCTTTACGACATACTAAATAATCATAAAATCCAATTTTTTTAGTTGGTCTTTCATCTCCAGATTTTCTTAATGAAAAATAAGGGGGGCTTATATTTCCAGTAACATCATCTGCCGTAGTTACATATCGACTTAATCCTACAGCCCATTCTTTTCCAGAACCATTTGCATTACTGAAATTAACCGTTAATGCTCCATCATTGGCTGATATAGGTTTTTCAGTAAGCATGGCTACTTGTGGTAATCCCCTATCATTTGGATCATTGACAGTAAATACGCCAGAAGAATAAGTCCACGCTTGATCGTAAATTCCTTCTCTTACATCCGCAGAAGCTGCATCAATTGCGAATCCATCAGCAGGGGCTGCATTTGTTGTTGTGGCTGGAGAGTCGTAATTGATTTTAAATCCTATGAATTTATTATCAGTATCTCTATTTACATCAACAGATACATTACCCATTAGATTAGGATGATAAACATAATTATTTAGTGACCTTGCAAAAGCTCGAGCGAATTCATTAACTGTATAATTTCTAATTTTGTTTTGTTGAGAATGGGGATAAGAACCATTTAACGCATCAACTGCTTCAAAAGTATCAACTAAAGGAGTTCTTATGGGAACAACAGTTGAATTATCAGTCATGGATTTAAGATCGCTTGTAGCATCTAAATCTTCTCCAAAGTATTGATACAAGATTCTACCATTCGTTGATAAAGCGATTGTACCATTCAAAGCATATTTAACACTCTGTAAAGCGACTTGAGCGTTTTTTGGAATCTTATACATACTCGATAATGAATTCCTAAATGAATAAGGTTTAAATATCGATCCATCTTGACGATAATCTTCAGCATCTAATTTTTGATTAGAACATACAACTAAACTCATTATTTATATAATAATTAATATAAAAAAATAAAATATAAATATTTAATATAAAATGTTTGCTAAACAATCCAAAAGTAAATACAATTATGCATTATATTCAAAGATCGTTATGCCTGAAACAACAGATCATCATAAAATTAAACCAAAAGATATCTTTATGGGAATCGAAACCAAAAAACCAACAAAAAATAAAAATGTTAAAACTAAAAAGAAAAAGAAATAATTTCACAACTGAAATTTCACAACTGAAATATTATGGAGTGGATAATTCTTCTTCTTCTCCGCTTTCTGTTCGAATTTGTTGTAACTCTTTATCATGATTTTTTACTTCTGGTTTTTTATAAACATTACATTTATCCAATCCATTTGTTATGGCTGGTTTGGATACTTCATAACTTTTAAATTTATTTTTAAAGTTATCAATGATATCATCATCAATTGTAGGAGATTGTTCGATTAATCGATCATATTCTGCTCGACATATACTCAAAAAGTCGTGAGCGTTTTGTCTTCTTATAGGATCTATGGCTAATTCAATACATATATTACGACCTAATTTCGACCATGATACACTTGATGCTCTATGACTTTCCATAGTTTCAGCTACCTTTAAAAAATTTTGTAGTGTACCTAATATACCAGCAAAAATATTAATACTTCCAACAATTGCCGACGCCATAGGTCTATCTTCAGCTTCGATAAAACTATCCATACCGACATTGGCTGCTCCAGTTAATGTGGATAATATAATGACAGGAATACTAAATGCATAATATCTTTTTTTATATTTTTTTTCACTACGATTATGTAACCATCGATAACAAGAAGCCTTTTCGCTCCATTCAGCTAATAATGTTTCACATTCTGGACTCCATACTTCCAGTAATTCACTGGGTGCTTTTGACGACATCTTTATAATAATATATTATATAATATTTCAACACAGTTATTTCAACACAGTTATTTCACTACTGAAATTTCACAACTGAAATGCGTAAAATATTTAAAATTATTTTTCTATTATATGGTATATAACAATGGAATTAAACGATGATTATATCAAACGATTAATCGAACAACATAAACGAAAATTAGAATATTACAAACATAGATATCATACTGTTAAAAAGCATGATGAAGAGTTTATAAAACAAAATAGACAACGATCGAAAGATCATTATTCAAAAAATAAAGAATCGAAAAAGGAATATTATGATAAAAATAAAGCATTTATTAATGCTAAAACATCTTATCTTTATTATAAACGAAAAAATGATGTTGATGGATTCAAAACAAAATCTCCAGAAAAGTATCAATTATTAATTGATCGAGAATATATCACATCCACTGAATAATTATTTCTTTTCTTTCTGTATTTTATCTGCTAATCTTTGTAATTGTTCTTGGATATTACTTACGACATTAGTTTTCTTTTTTGAAAAATCAGCTGTAAGAATTCGCGGCCATTTATTTTTTCGAAGTTCATCATTTACTGATTCTAAATATTTCCTAATTTCTTTGACTTGTTTCGCAGTTAATTCATCATACCTTTTCCCATTTTGAATTTTCTTGATATTTTCTTCAAACTCATCCAATGTAGTTACTCCTATTGATTTCAAAGTTTGATTGTTTCGTTCTCTTGGAGTCACTCTTTTAGATGTAACGAGACCACCTTTTGCTGATGCCGATGTATCAACTCGTCCTGCACTTTTTGGTCTTGTTCCAATAGTAGTAGTTGGTGGTTTTTCTGTTTGTGTACCAGCAGATGTTGATGTCGATTTCGTTTTAACAGTTCCCTTTTTCAATTCTTCTTTCATCTTTTTCTTTGTTTGAACTTTCTTCAATGTTTCTTTTGTAGGTAAGGGTGGAACACCTACTTTGGCTACTGCTTCTTTTTGCTTTTTCTTTCTTTCTCGAGTTGCTTTGGCTTTCGTTTTCTTTTCCATTTCTTGTTTTAATTCTGCTGTTGTTTTTTTAATAGGAACAATTTTAGCAGGTCTTCGTTTCATAGCAGATCCAGTTAAATCAAGTTGATTTTTTTCATGATTCACTTTGTATCCTTTCTTTTCAATAAATTCAATTAATTGTTTTCTATTTAACCCTTTCACATCCCAATCCATTAATTTGTTGTGTGCTTTAACTAATGCTTTAATTGCTGTTATTTTTAATTCTCCATTTTTTAATCGAATACTCATCGGTTATATATATTACATAATATATAATTTACTTTTACTTTTTTTTATTGTTTTTTTCATTTTCTAATACTTCTTCTATAATATTAAAACTTGTATTTACTTGTCGTTGTATTTTAAAAATAATACTACTACTATTACCTACATTAGCGAAGCTTCCATCTGGATCGTGGATCGAACAAGTAATTGATGACATCTTTGTGGGTCTACCTATGACAAAGTCTACTCCAGTTTCACTACCGAAATAATAATCATTTTGTGGATTCATTTTATCAATAATTCCTACAATAGGCATATTAGTTATGTTACTTGTTCCACCTACAAAAATAGATTGTGGAACAATATCACTTCTTATTGTATAATAACCTTTAATCATAGATATAGGAAATCGTTGAGCGGTTAATTGTACGCTTTGAGTTTTTTGATTGATTTCAGGAAATCGTTGTAAATATTTATCACCAGTTGATCCCCAGTTTTCTAAATCTGTTCCAGCTGAATCATAAGTAAATAAAGCAAAAGGGCAAGGGATATTATCACTATATAAAGGAACTCCTGCATCATTTGTATTCCATAATTTTGTATCTGTGGTTACAACTTCCGCATTTGTTGTAGGATATTTTAAACTGTTGATATTGTTATCATCAATTCTTGATAATCTATTATCGACCGAACTATGGAATTGTTCGTATGTAAATCCTAATGTAGCCCATAAACTGGAATCCCATGTATCTTCGTCAAAGCCCATATCTTCAAAAACGATTCCACTTTTACTATCATAGATTGTATATGGATTAATACTTGTATTAAATAATTCTAAATTCAAAGGACCTACACCGCCTGACGCTGATGTTCCATTTTTAGTTGATAATGTATATTGTCCTATATAAGGAGCTAACGCAGGACAAAATTCATTGATATCTGCTTTAGGATTTATTTTATAAATGATATCTCCAGCATCTGTGGGTGGATCTGCCGTTCCATAAGTAAATTTTGTTTGTACTTCTCCAAAAATAAAATTACCATAATTACCACCATCCGCACTACGAGCCGCCAGATTTTCTGGAGTATGTAAATCAGTAATATTAAAATGTTCTCCATCCCAATTGATTTTAGGATTATCTGCTCCTACATATCTACGATTAAGAAACCCAGCGAGAAGGTTTGTATCGTCAGGATCTCCTTCAACTGTTGCTCCTATAGGTTGTATTCCTGCTTTAAATAAATTTCTATTACCTAATGGAGTATTTCCCCATGATAAAGCGGAAAATGTTTTCGAAAACTGACTCCCATAATAATTAGCGAATGTGGCTGTTTTTCCATTATATAAAGATATCACTGGATTAGCAGGACTTGTAAAATGTAAATCATATCCTATTTTTCTACCACCTTCAATAAATCCCCACGCAGTCGCTTCATCAAATAAATCTCCTAAATATCCAGCATCAAACCAATTGACAGGAAATAATCCCTGTCTACTCCCACTATTAGGATATATATTAATGTAATCACTTGTTACACCTTTATAAGTAAATGATTCTTTACCAAAACATCCATATGTCAATTCCCCTTTTTCTATTGAAGGATTTTCATAATATGTATCTCTATCTTTTTTAATGTAATGAGTTAATAATATTTTACTATATCTATATGGAGTAGGAGATGCTAAATCTCCTGTAATTGTCGATTCATAATTAGTATCTTGATCTACTTTTGTATTTCTATAACAAGAAGAACCCAATGGAGCTCGATCAATTCCTATATTTCTAAAATGTGGATCGGCTGCTGATCCATGGAAAAAGTATTGAAGTGTTAATGTTGCTCCAGAATTAATAGGAGCGGTTAAAGCATTTGATAAAGTTAATGTCATAAAATTAGGACTTCCTGTTGTATAAGTAATATCAATTATCATAGTTGTAGATGGTATACCTGCTGCAGTAGTATATATCAAATAAAAATCACTTAATATAATTTTACCTGATTCTGTTCCGTCCCACTCTATATTTATTATACTGTTTCCAGAAGGATTACTTCCTACTACTGTATTACTTGTTGTCGCATTAGGAAGTTCTCCTTGAACGGTAGGCTTTTGTTCTGTTAATCGTGGATTTTGTACTACATTCATGTGAAAAAATCTTGTATTATCGATTGTATCATTTTCACTATAATAATTTCCATCTCCATAAGTCCAATCTCCATCATCATCATCTGTAAGTGAAGCATTCCAACTTTCCCATATTTCATGATATTGTTCTTGAGCGTTGATGAAGTTTTTTAATTTCAATAAATTATCTTTTGTATAGGGAATAGCTAATCTCATGGGTTCATCAGCGATACTATAATCATAATCTGTTCTTAAAAAAGATCCCCTTAATCCATTATCTTGTGTATTCAATGTATATCCTTCAGCAGTTGATTTATTGTAAAAGATGACTTTAACATCTGTATCTTCTGGAACTGTTCCTGAAATACTATATTCACTATCTATAGTAATTCTAATTTGACTTTCTATATCAAGGACATTCCATCCTACAACATTCGCAGGGATAGGCCCTTGAATATATCCTAATATTTCAACTTCGACTAAAGCATAATCATCGAGATCAATATCAACAGGGAGATCTGGTTGTTGTTTGACTAAAATAGTTTGTCCTGTTGTTCCTGTAGAAACCGCTGGATAAGTAGATTCGCTTCTTGAAGGATTAATACTCATATTAATCAATTTCCCAGTATCATATAAATCTGGGCGTTTTATTCCAATGACATTAAAATTATTATACCATGTAGATGCTGTTCCTGCGATAACTTTGTCATATTCTGTTTTTGGAAATAATAAAGATGTCATACAATTAAATGTTTTATAAGTTTCACTTTCTAATGTTTTACTGACAACTCGATTCGGTCCTTCATTTTCAAATTCATTTTGTGTTTTATCACTACTAAATATTAAATCATTTGTAGAAACAACTTTTCTTAATTGTCTTGATAATTCATCAGCGATAAATTGTGCTGAATTAAATCCAGAATTAACAGATAAATTTAATTTTGTTTTATATCTATAATATGTATTGTTTTCAGGAGATAATGTTTGATAAGTGTTGATATCACTATCTCTTGTAGTAGTTCCTACAGATCCACTTGTAGCATATAATGTAAATTTTTCATTATTGTTAATGACTTTATATTTTTTACTGGTACACTCTCTAAAATAATCTCCTTTAATGATAAATTTAGCATCAGGTATAGGACTAATATATCCGTATTCTTCTTTGTCAGGTTCCGTAAAAGCATATTTAGTAGCAGATCCCCCCCCAGCGCTTGGCGGAGTAGGGACAATGGCTGCTCCTGTTAATTCGAATGCTTGACTCATGAATCTTCTGGGTAATGTAGTATATCCTGTTCCGTTAGTTGTTTTATAAAATCCATTGATTAAGTTAACTTCATTATCTCTTAATTCAATACTTTCACTTTTGGGTGTAATTGTACTATTGGTAGGAATGTTTCTTAAACCTTCTCTTGTAATTGTTTCTTCGATATATTCAAATGTTTTAAACTTTCCTAATGTTTTTCCTTTGATTTCAATTGTTTTTACATTACCTGCTCCACGCTCTGCGATAAAAGCATTATACAAAGATACTTTATCTCCTGCTTGTAAATCATAAACAGCAGATAAAGTGTTCGTCCATGATGCAGGGTTATCATCATTACCACTTAATGCTTCTTGACTTCTTAATCGATTGCATTCTAATAACTCTGTTTGAATGTAGCCTTGACTCATTTATTATATATCTTTTATTTTATTTTTTTCGATGTAATTTATTATGTTTAATATAATATAAAGATGCCTTCTCATTATGGAAATGAAGATATGCCTGAAGAGAAACCAACAAAAAAAATGCAATCATCTCGTAAAATGACTGATAAACAAAAAGCAGATTTAAAAAAACATATGGATAAACATAAAGATAAAATGACACCGAGTGAATTTAAATCCCATCGAATGAAGATGATGGGAAGAATGCGTAAAGGAATGTCAATTGCTAAAGCTCATAAAGATATAATGGGTTAACTATTCTAAAAATATAATATCATTTTCTAAATTCATTTTATAACAGAAATAGAAACAATCGAAATTGCATTTATTAGTTTGCTCTGTTCCATTTTTAATGAAATGAATTCTTTTTCTTGGAACGATTAATTGTAACTTTTTTGTTGCAAAAGGAATTTTAATATAATTATTATTGAGTGTTGCTTGGGGCATCAACAATATAAAAGGTTTATCTAATTCTAATAGTCTCAATATGATATTTTTTTTATCACTGAATGGTGGATTCGAAAGGACGATATCTCCTTTATTGAAATCATAAAAGTTTTCCTTATTATGAATAACATCGAATCCCATATCTTTTAAAATTTCTCCACTTGTTCCATCACCATAGAATGGTTCCCATATTACTTTATCTTTTGGAATATATTGTTTTATATTTTCCCAAGCATATCGTGGGGTCATATAGTCATCGTGCTTTAAAAATGTTTTTGTGTGGAATCCAGCCATTATAGTGTTCTTTCTATGTATATAGTATATATATATATATCGACTAACCTTTAAGACACTTTCACTTGTGATATTTCACTTGTGATATAATCTTAAATAGTGTTTATTTATTGTAATTAATCTTAAATAGTTTTCAAATTAATCAAATCACACAATAATTTTAAAATTATTTTCTGTTTTATTAGTTTTAGACACTATTTCACATTTCACAACTGATATTTGTCATATAATATAATAAATATAGACATTATAATAGATTATCATATATATAAAGATAATAAATATATACTATATATATAGAAATGACTAAATACTCACATATCCCCAAAGGTCTAAAATATAATTTATATCTTTATCATAATGATATCTTCATAGGTAAATATGGTTTAATGCATAATGATCTCAATCAATTAATACAAGAATATACACAGGGTTTTTTAGTTGATGCATTTCGCAGGGGAGTATCGATTCAAGGACAGATTCGACAGTTGACACAGTATTGTGATAAAATAGCACAGATGAGAAACAATTGTTATAAAGTTAAAATGAGCGATTTAATATTATTCATGAATACCGCATTCTGTTTATTTAGATATAATCAAAAAAGCTTCAATGATTTTATCATATTAAAAAAACAAAAGAATAAAAAAGTTAAAAAAATTATTACTCCAATTTATTCTACATAATAATATATGACTCTAACATACAAAGAACAATATAATAAAAAGTATAAATTTCCAAAAGGTACAAGTCATAGTTTAAAAGATATATCGAATACGACTAAATATCAATTAAAAGGATTAC